TTCTGGGTGTGGGCGAGTTCAAGCGGGACGAGTGGAACAGCTTCATTCAGAGCAAGATCCGCCCGCTCGCTCAGAGCATCCAGCAGGAGCTCACCCGCGCCCTGATCATCTCGCCGAAATGGTACTTGCAGTTCAACATCTGGAGCCTCATGGACTACGACCTGAAGGCCGTGTCGGACATCCTGCTCAGCGGCGCGGACCGTGGCTATGTATGCGGCGACGAATGGCGCGACCGGATGCACATGACGCCGGCGGGCCTGAAGGAATACAAGGTCCTGGAAAACTACATCCCGGCCGACATGAGCGGCAAGCAAAAAAAGCTGGTGCAGGAATGAAGATTGCCCCATTGACATGCCCGCACGCGGAACGCCGCGACGGGACACAGATCTGGTGCCGCAAGGCGGGCGCCTGGTGCGCCCATGTCCATTTCAAGACCTGCAAGGGCTGGTGGGTGTTGAGCCCACAGGCTGACAAGTGCCCGATAAGGAGTGATCAACATGATCGAAAGCCGGACCAATGACCGTCGGACGGTTCGCGCCGTCATGACGGAATATCAGACCCGCGAAGACGAAACCGGCCGCCATATCAGCGGCTATTTTTCCGTCTTCAACTCAAACTATGAGATCGGCCCTGGCATGAGCGAGAGCATCGCGCCCGGCGCCTTCTCTAATAGCTTGGCCGGCGGGGACATCCGAGCCCTGACCAACCACGACACGACCCTGGTGCTGGGCCGGACGAAAGCACACACCCTGGAGCTCCGCGAGGATGAGCGCGGCCTGTGGGGCGACATCACCATCAATCCGAACGATGGCGATGCCGTCAACACCTGGGAGCGCGTGAAGCGGGGCGACGTGGATCAGTGCTCGTTCGGCTTTGAGATCGTCACCGAGGAAACCGATTTCCGGGACGACAGCTCCGTGCACTGGACGATCCGGGAGGTCAACCTGTTCGAGGTTTCCGTCTGCACATTCCCGGCCTACGAGGCTACCAGCATCAGCGCCCGTACTGCAGAGCGGGACGAGCTGAAGCGGCGGAAGCTCCAGGCATGGAAAGAACGCATGAAAGGAGTGCTGCAAAATGGCACTTAAGACCCTGATGCTCCGCAAGCGCATCGACCTCAAGCGCAAGGCGCTGGAGGCGCTGATGGAGCAGCGCACGGCCATGGAGGCCAGGGCCGTCGAGATCGAGACCGCCATTGAGGAGGTCGAGAACGAGGAAGCCCAGGCCGCCGTCGAGGAGGCCGTGAACAACCTGGAGAGCGAGCGCGCTGCGCTTGAAAACTCCATCACCGAGGCCCAGACCGAGCTGGAGAGCATGGAAAATGAGCTCCGCGAGGCTGAGGCCGCACAGGACACCACCCCAGAGCAGCGGGGCAATGAGCCCCGGCCCGAAATGAGAAGGAGTGAGGATCACATGATCAACAATGTCATCATGACGCAGCGCGACCGCCTGGCCCAGCTGGTCACCCGCGAAGACGTCAAGGGCTACCTGGGCGAGATCCGGGCCGCCATGAAGGAGAAGCGGGCCGTCACCAACGTGGGCCTGCTGGTGCCCGAGGTTCTGCTGGGCCTGATCAAGGAGAACGTGGCGGGCTACTCCAAGCTGTACAAGCACGTCACCGTCCGTCCCATCGGCGGCACCGGCCGTCAGGTGATCATGGGCGAGGTGCCCGAGGCCATCTGGACGGACTGCTGCGCCAACATCAACGAGCTCGCCCTGGGCTTCAACGACGTGGAGGTCGACTGCTACAAGGCGAGCGGCTATTTCGCCGTCTGCAACGCCACCCTGGAGGATGCGGACGTCGCCCTGGCCGCCGAGCTGGTCAGCGCTCTGGGTCAGGCCATCGGCCTGGCGGTGGACAAGGCCATCCTGTACGGCCGCAACGCCGCCGGCACCCAGAAGATGCCACAGGGCATCGTGAGCCGCCTGGCGCAGACCGAGGCTCCCTCCGGCTATCCGGCCACCGCCCGCCCCTGGGCTGACCTGCACACCTCCAACATCATCACCATCCCCGCCGCCACCAAGGGCGCCGACCTGATCGCCGCCATCGTGGCCGCTTCCGGCGCTGCAAAGGGCAAGTACAGCCGCGGTACAAAGGTCTGGGTGATGAACGAGACCACCTACACCGCCCTCATGGCCGCCACCGTCTCCGTCAATGCTGACGGCCGCATCGTGTCCGGCCTGGCCAACACCATGCCGGTGGTGGGCGGCGCCATTGAGGTGCTTTCCTTCCTGCCGAATAACGTGATCATCGGCGGCTATTTCGACAACTACCTGCTGGCCGAGCGCGCAGGCGTGAAGTTCGCCACTTCCGAGCACGTCCGCTTCCTGGCCGATCAGACCGTGTTCAAGGGCACCGGCCGCTATGATGGCGCGCCCACCATCGCGGAGGCCTTCGTGGCCATCGGCATCGGCGGTACAACGCCCACCGCCACGATGACCTTCGCCACCGACACCGCCAACACCTGATGAGGGTGCTGCGGACTTTCGTCACGACGGCTGACCTCCTGCACACCTATCAGGAGGGCGAGGAGTTCCCGCGGGCGGGCGTCACGCTCGCCCCGGGGACCATCCAGCAGCTGGAGGCTGATGGACTGATCGGGCAGGACAAGCCGGAATCGACGGAAGACAAGCCGGCCAGGACGGAGACCAAAGCCAGGAAGGCGCGCAAGGGGGGTTGACCGATGGATAAGACGACAGCGTTGAGCATGGTCAAGGCCAGGCTCAACCGCCTCGACGATCTCCTGGACACCTACCTCACGGAGCGGATTGACGCCGCCGTCACCGACCTGACGCGGGCGGGGATCACCCTGAATGACAGCGTGGCCGACCTGATGCTGGTGGTTGATACGGTCTGCTGGGATTACGCCAACCGCGACCAAAACGCGGGGATGCCTGATTGGCTCAAGCTCCGCAGGAGGGAGCGGTGGCTCCAGCAGCACGCCATCAACAAGGGGGCGGTGGAATGATCCTCGACACGGGCATCTGCACCGTCTTCCGGGAGACGAACATCGCCCCGGCCGGATACAAGCCAACGAAGGCATGGACGAAGATCGGCCGGTCCTGGTACAAGGAGCTGGCCTTTTCCACCACGCCGGCATGGCCCACCGAAAAGCGTGAGGAAACCCAACAGGACCAACGCATCCGGATACACCAGATGCGGACAATCCGCAAGGAAGATCGCGTGGTGCTGGCGGACGTGGACACCATGCCGGATGACGGCGTGACGGTTTACAAAATCGCCCGGGCCTTTCACGGAACCGATGATGACACGCCTGCGCTGATCAGCGACCTCTCTCTGGTGGAGGTGAGCCCGTGACAATCGAAGACATCCGGCAGCTCGTGCTGCAGGCTGACCCGCGCGCATCCCACTACGAGAGCACAGAGAAGGGGACCGCCTACACCACCTGGCACGAGTTTGGCCGGGACCCACTCTGGGGAGACAACGACACCGCCGAAGACGGTTGGCGCTTCCAGGTGGACCGGTTCACAAAGCTCGACACGGATCCGATGGTGGAAGCTATCTGGAAGACGCTAAAGGCGGAGCCGCGTGTCGCCGTTGAGCACATCGTGATGCCGGACCCGGGGACGGAATATGTGCATCACGTTTTTTCGTGCAGGGGGAGATAGCGTGAAACTGTACCTTGACGCAGCGGAAGCCATTGACGGGCTGGCAGCCAAGCTGGCCAGGCTGGGCAACAAAGCCCCAGCCGCGGTGATGGACATGCTGATTGAAGGCAGCGACTTCCTGATCGACGGACTGCAGCGGGGTGTGGTGGAGTACGGTCACGACGCACCCGGCGTGAGCGGGCGCGCCACCGGCGGCCTGAAAGAGAGCATCCAGCGCAAAAGTGCGCCGGAGCTCACAAGCGACGGCGGCGAGGTCATTGTCACCTTCAAGGGCACCAACGACAGCGGCGAACGATATGGCGCGATTGCGGCATATCTGAACTACGGCACATCGTCGATCCGGGGAGATCACTGGATTGACAACACCTATGAGATGGTCAAGCCACTGGCAGAGAACGTCATGGCACAGACCCTCGACAGACACCTTAAAGGAGGTTAAACACATGGCAGGCTTTGGAGCAACATGTCTGGTCGTGGCCCCGATCACCGCGGAGGCCGGCAACACCATCACCTATGGAACGGGCGCGCGGGTGGAGCACCTGCGGCGCGTGGCCATCACCTACAACTGGGATGAGTCCAAATTCGCCGGCGACAACATGACGGCGGAGTATTACAACCACCTGATCGACGCCGACGTGGCGATCGAGACCACCGAGCTCGACGGTGAGATCGCTGTGATCATGGGCCTGGAAAAGGTCAAGACCGCCGCTGAGAGCGGCGCAAACGCCACCAACGCCCTGTACACGATGAAGACTGAGAGCGGCGCGCCCTGCGGTGTCGGGTTCATTCAGAACCTGCTCATCAATAACGTGCCGATCTACCGGGCGATCTGGGTCCACAAGGTGACGATGCGGCCCAGCAATGAGAACGCGAGCACAAAGGAAGACACGATCAACTGGCAGGCCCCGACCGTCAACGGGAAGGCCTTCCCTGTCAACCTGGACGCCTCCGGCGAAGCGCAGGTGCGCGACTTCCGGGAGTATTCCACGGAAGCCGCTGCCCTGACCTGGCTGAAGTCCCTGGCCAACATCCAGTAATCAACTCCACCACCCGCCGGGATTTCTCGGCGGGTGTATTTCTGCTTAAAAGGAGCACACGATGATCACGATCGCCATCAAGGACAAGACCGCAGCGCTGGTGTTTGATATGACGTCGTGGGAAGAGATCGAGGATAAGCTGAAGATCTGCTTCCCGGAGGGCGTGCTTGAGCCGCTGCAGAAGCCGAAAGTGAGGATCACCACCATCTACACCATTGCGGAGATCATGTCCCGGGAAGGTGCGCG